AAATTAAAACCACCATCTCCACCTATTCTAGTAGGAGGAACGTTAAGTGCCTTATAAAGTTTCTCTTGGAAATACTTAATATCAGTGATTTCTCCTAAGTTTTGTCCACCTGGAAGTGTAGTAATCTCAGTTCCTCTACCACCTTCTCTTCTAGGAAGCCAGAAGTCTTCTAGCATACTCATGAATTTCTTATCATCACGAACCTCACCAGTATTAGCATCATATACTAACTTATTACGATACCTCATCATAACATCACGGAGATATTGCTCTGCCTTTACCTTAGGAAGATTACCAACATCAATATAGAAAATTCTACGTTCTGGTGCTCTTGATAGTCTATAGATAACAAGACTATCCTCAATCATTCTAAGTTGATTAAGAGCTTTAATTGATTTGTGGAGATATGAAAGTGTTGATCCCTTATTTCTATCTACAAGTCCAGAAGTGCAAAATGTGATAGAATCCTTAGTAAATTTAATACCAGCATTAGCACCAGCACTTGATCCAGAATGTAGAGGACTTCCTATTGGATACGTCATCTTTGGATTATAGATGAAGTATTCCTCTAATTCAGGAAACTCATAATCCATTGGATTATCTTCAATTAGATTATTATGCTTCTTGAATTTATCCTTATCATTTTTCTTATTTCTACGTACATAACGCATCTTTAGTGCATCAATATAACGTAGTTCTTGTATACCTTCATTTGGTTTTTTAAGGTCAATTACCTTATGATAATACAATCTACCGTCAATATACCAATTTCTATAGATCTCATGCGATTTTTTATCAAAATCAAGCATTTCTTTAATATATTTAAACTCATTTCTAATCTTAGTTTTAATGCCATCACTAGCATTGAGATTAGATAGTTCAATTTCTACTGGACTATCATTAGTATCTGATACGATTGCTTCATTAACAATATCCTCAATAGCACTATCCGCTTCAGGATGAAGAGCCATTTCACGATATCTTTTAATAAGATCAAATTCAGTTCTGTAAACACCTTCAATATCAACATAGGAACCAAAAAACCCACTACTCAGATAGTGATCACTCTGATCCTCCTTATTGGGAGGAACAGGTGATAGAGTAGTGGGTGATTTTGATTCACTATCATCGATAGAAAATCCAAATAACTTAGGCATGATTTATTTTACATCTTGTCTGTGATCTATTTATCAGAGTAGATCAAAGACCTTTTTGGAATTAACCTTGATTATTTCCGGGTTTTGGTTCCCAGTATTGAACTTGGAATTCAACTGTAAATTCTTCAATCGAATCACCAGTATCATAAGAAAGGTCAATTGCACTAATGTTGGTTGGGAAAATACCATAGAAGGTATATTCATAAACAGATTCTAAACCAGTTCCATCAACTGCTCCTGCAGCTGATGCTAGTCTTGAAAGCTGTTTAACGGTTGCATCAATTTGATAGTCAGCTGGATTCGTGTCGCCACTAGCATCAGCATACTGACCAATCTTTTGCATCCAGTTTTCCATCGCTGTGCGAATTTCAAAATTGGTGTCATTAATTATAGTAATTGTCCAAGTATCGAAAGTTCTGTCTCCAGCAACTTTAAATGTTCTTCCTCTAAAAGGAATTTCAATAGGTGCAATGTTTGATGCGGGCAAAGAAGCTGCTTTACACAGCATCTTTGTATTTTCTGCAGGTAATCCTATGCTGGCGTTACCTTCAGTCATTTCGATTTCAAATAAATTGGGGCGTGCACCGCCGCCCGTTAGTGTTGCCTTAAAATCTTCAATTCTGTGTCCTACTGCCATTGTTTTGGTCCTCCTTGTTTGTTATTTATAGTATGAATAGATTAATTAAACAGTACCAGCGACTTCTTCAAACGCTACACCAGTTCTAGTAGCAACAAATGTCAGTGTGACATAGTTGATAGACTTGGTAGGCTTGAGGTAGATGTCCGCTCTAAATTCATTGTTATCAATAACATCAGGAGTGTTGTTCGTGGAATCGCAAACAACTAAGAATCCGTATAGACCCCTCTTTGCTTGAACATCACGAAGATAAGGTTCAACAATGTTCTTAAAGTTTGCTCTCGTTAACTCATCGTTAAGTTCAAAGAGTTGAGCTTCTGCTGCTTTCTGCAGTGCTTGCTCGACAGTAAGGAACAAACGACGAACGTTAATTCTATCAAATGCCGAGGCATATCCAAGAGCAGTTTTATCACCAAAGAGAAGTGTTCCAATTCCAGGTTGAGTAATAACTGAGTTAATTCTCAAAGGATATAGGATATCTCTTTGTGCCTTGATTGTGTTAAAAGCAAGTTTGATAGCATTATTGATGATTCCTCTTTGTTGACCAGCAGGTGAGAACCAAGGATAAGCAATTAAATTGGTGCGAACCATTAGACCTGCGATATCACCGTTAGTGGGAATCCAACGGAACTTATTATTAAATCGATCATAAGTATACTTATATCCACTATCAAAGATGCCATAAGATGTAGACATCAGTGGACTGAAATATTTAACTAGATTAGCAGTTTGTGTGTCGTCATTAGTAACACCAATCAAATCTGATCTATGTGGTCCAACAAGAGCAACACAATCTTTTCTACTATTAGCTAAGGCAAGAAGGTGACCTGCTTTTGCCTGAGACAATTCTCTGGAAGTTAATCCAGGACCCATGATCAAATAGTCCATGGCAATTTCATCGGCATTAGAAAACTTATTATAGGAGGTTTGTAGATCTCCTAAAGTAGCAGCCATACCTTTGTTGGTGGAATAGTCAACACCACCACTAATAACATATGAATTGTTACCAATTGCGCTATAAGTTACGTCCTGAGCATTTAAACCCCAAAGACTATCTCCAACTGTAACTGCTGTGAATTCAGTTGAGAATCCAGTAGCAACAGGATTTGTCTTCCAATACGTGTCTTCTGCACTGGAAGGATTGCTTCCTGCATAAACTTGTGTTGAGAAATCAGCAATATATTGCTCGTACCAAATCTTCTGAGGAGAATTAACTGCTGAGATAGCATCCTTTGCCTTAGAAAGACCTACGTGCTTCTCAATAATACTTCCTGTGACTCCAGTGATTTCACCTAAGTCATCAATAACACATACGTGGAATCCGTCATTCTTACCATTTCTATCAAGAACGTACTTGTTAGAAATAGGTCTTGGAGCAATAGACTTCCAATACATTACTCCATTGGTAATTCCAAGTTTCTGTTGGTCATACCAGTCAACTGCAGTTGCAGGTGTATATGCCGCAAGAGTAGCGGAAAGTCCAGTATTAATACCAGAGTTATTTACAAAATAGCAACTATCTGAGGTATCGAAAGATGCCCATTGAGTGCTCTCTGCATAACTAATCTTAGTTTCTGTATTTGCTGCAGAAACTCTTGATACAACCTTAATATCAATTGTAGACGCTTCATTAGTTGCGTCAGTTGTAACGCCAGTGATAATTCCTTTCAAATATCCAGTAAAGGAACTGGTTGTTCCTGCTCCAGGAATAACAACTCCACTCAATCCAGCGGTAATACCATAACCGACTTGAGCGCCAGCTAGTGTTAAACTACTTGTCGTAATACCAATCGTTTGATCAGCAAAATCGTCAATAGTACAAATCTTTAAATTATTTGCCCAAGTACCTGAATTCTTTGCCGCCCAGGTATAATTGGTGTCTTCGCCATCAGCATGGTTCTCCATGTAATCGTCATAATTATCAATTCTGGTTACACCAGTCATTGTTGTATAAGCAACCCCAACGCCAGCATTAGCATTTTGTAGAGTACTGCCAGCAGTTCTAACTACTTTTAAGACTCCACCATATTGGAGAAAGGATGAGGCAGCCATCCAATACTCATATTGTGCGTCAGTTGAAAGAGGTTTTCCAAATGCAGAAATTAAATCCTGCTCTGATGAAATATTGATAGGAAAATCAACAGGTCCAATTGGGAATGGACCTGCGATGCCTCCAATATTATCAAGTACATTATCAGCTCTTCCTACAGTTAAATCAACCTCCCTAGTTAGTACACCGGGAGATAATTGAGGAGTCGCCATTCTTTTTTCTCCGAAATCTCAGTTTATCTAAAAAATATTTATTAAAATTGACATTTACAAGTAGTTCCACATATAGTCCATTCCGCCACCTTTATCTCCATACTCATCGGTAAACCATCTATCACCCTTATCATCAACAAAACTTTCTTCACCCAACCCATCTTCAATAAAACCAAAAGGAGCCATATCCTGTTCTATTTGATTTTTTTGCTCCTCATACAATCTTTTTCTAATATCTTGATCAGTAAGTTCTTTAAAATAATCTTGTGCTACTAACCAGGCATATATGACAAGACACATAGCAAGGTCATCATTACAACCTTCTTCTGCTTCAAATGAATTATTCTTTTGAATAAAGGTAGTAAGTTCAGAAATAATCTCATAATCACTGAATATTACCTTATTTTCTTCGATTAAAGTTTTAAGATTAAGAGACCCTACCTTCTTAACCGTCTTGGACATTTTAACTCCAAGTTGAGTTTTCTTACCAGAGAACCCTTGACCTACAACCTGCCCGGCCCTGCCTCTCATGGAGCACATAAGCACATTTTGATACTCTAGGTCATAATGAAGCAAAGACGCCACCTGGTCGCCTATATCGTTAACCTCACAGAGTATATAAGACATATTATAATTCCTTGCTACCTCATATATGATGTTGGGAAATAGCATTGGTTTGATTTCATTATTGCGATACTTTGCAACAACTTTATGTGGAAACTCTGTTATATCAACAACAACAAAAGCAGAATAATCTTCACTAACTCCTCTTGCTACATCAACCGTAATTATATAATCGTGGTTTTCCTTTACTGCTTCATATACATCTAGTCCAGCACTTCTTTGAATTGGACTATCATATACTAATGTCCTTAACTTACTAGGAGCAATCAGAGTATCTACAGACCCTAGAAATTCGCATTCAAATTCAACTTTAAACTGTTGTTCTGAAGTATTAGCAATGGTTTGCTCTTTCCATACAGAATCTCTACCTGGTACTTCAGACCAGTGAACTTCTGTCGGAATATATTCATTCTTTCCTCTTTCAGCATCATGCCAATACCTATAAAAATGGTTCATCCCGTGAGGGGTAGAAACCATTATGACTTTCGTTGATTTGCCAGAAGTAATAGTAGGATAAACAGAGGCAAAGAACGACTCAGCAATGTGATTTGGGACGAACGCGAACTCGTCAAGAAAGAGGATATTAAAGGACATGCCTCTGACAGCAGACGCAGATGTAGAAGCTGCCAATATCTTACTGCCATTCTCCAACTCCAAACTACCTTTATTCCAGGATATTATACCCTGTTGCATCCATTTAGGTAAGTTCTCATATGCAGTTTGTAATCTGCCTAAGAGTTCTCTTGCGGTTGCTGCCTTGTTTGCTAGAATGCCAATATTTGTACTATCATTAAAAACAGCATAATGAAGAAGGTACGCCACAACAGTTGTAGATTTGCCCGTCTGTCTGGGCATCTTACAAATGTTAAATCGATTCTCGTGGAAATTTCTAATTAATGATTCTTGGAAATCATAAGGTCTAAATGGAGTTAATCCTTCATCAAGAGAAACAATCTTAACATGTTTCTTTGCAAAATATACTGGATCATCTTTACATCTCAGAAACTCAAGAACTTGGTCTTGAGTAAAGTTAATAGCAGTATTCGCTTTTTTTAGTAATGGATTACCTAGATAATGTTCTTCAACTGACATAATAAAATCTCCTTACATCATTGTATATTTTCCGAATGTTTGTGGGTGTCCTTTGGGTTGTAGTAAATTTCTCTTTTGATGTTCTAAAGTCATATCTAGCATTCTCTGTAAATTGTCAACTCTTTTTTTTAATTCTTCCGTTTCCTTCTTAACTTCTTCCTCCCACTTGGAGGAGTGGTTCTCCGGGTTCATAGTCCGATACTTGGTAGTTCCAGAGTTTAGCGCCAGGATAGATTTTCTGCAACTGATCCTGAACTTCTCTGCGTGATGGTTTTTTAAGGTTGGGGAAAAAGATTCTTATGCAATAGTTTTTTCCGCGCCAACCTAAATTAACAACGATAATATTTCCAGTTTTGGTTGGAATTCTTGATGCTTCTTCCAACTGCTCTTTTATGTCTTGCTCAATAAAATTAATGCGTGATTGAGGAATTTTAATTGGTTCAGGTTTAATTAAGTCAATAAACTCATAAGCAAGATTTCCTGCTAGGTCTTCAATTTGTACAGACTCTTTCATTGCAAATAATTAGTATTCCTACTTATATTTAGGTTTTTAGATTGCTATAGCAAGTCCAATAGAGACGCCACTTGCATCTTGCCATGCACTTCCATCATAAAATTGTAGTTTAGTATCTGTAGTATTGAAAACCATAGCACCTGCGGTAACAGTAAGTGCATTTCTCTGTGTGGTATTCATTACTGGAGGATAGAATGCACCCGTCGTTCCAGACGTTATAATTTCTGGTGCTTCAATCTTACCAGTAGCAGCATTTAAAGTAATTCCTGTTCCAACATTTAACTTATTATCGCTTCCATTTAAAGTAATAGTTCCTTGACCAACAGAAAGAATACCAGTTATTCTTGCGTTACCATCAACCAAAAGTGCTGTAGTTCCTACTCCAACCGTAACAGCACCTATTCCATTATCAGATCCTAAAGTAGTAATACCAGTTATATTAACATTATTAAATGCTCCATCACCTACAAAACTAGTAGCAGTTACAACACCAGCAACTCTTACTCCTTGCGAATCGGTTGTAACAGCAGCACCAACTATTGTAGAAGGTATAGTGACAATACCAGCACTTACATCAATACCACCAGTAATAACACGAATTCCAGTCTGTGCAGTAACAATACCAATGGATTCAAGATTTTGTACATCATTATGAGTAACCGTTCCTGCAACAGATAAATTACCAGACATCCATGCATCACCTACAACAAGTAATGCTGTATCAACTGAAGATGTTGTACCAATACCAATATTTTTAGAAGTGCTAATACCAGCAGTATCGTATCTCCAAGTTCCAGCAGCACCTACAGTAATCTCACCAAACTTAAATTTCTTTCCTGCAGGTCCGGAAGTATCAACCTGTAGATACATTCCATCATATGCGGAAAGATTTGTTGCTACACCAACAATATCATCAAGATACTGAAGTTGTGTTTCTCCACCACCACCAAGTGTAGACAATTGCTGTTGAATCCTATTGATAAAAATCTTATAATGATTCTGTAAATCATCAAGTGTTGCGTATTTTTGATCTAAAGGAGTTAATGAATCGGAATTATTTGTTTGTGGTGGAACATCTAAAAGACCTTCTGTAAGAGTTTTTTCCTTAAAACTCTCTAATACATTTTCAATATAAAGAATCTTTTTAACTAAACTCTTATTCTTTTTCTCAAAGAGATCAATATCTAATGACCTAACAGTTTTCTTAACAGAATTTTTTATCTCATCAATATACTTATCTTGCTTTTTAATGTGCTCTTCATTTATAGAAATAACAAGTTTTAAATCTTTAATCTTATTAGTTACATCCACTTCAAGAGACTCAACACCTTCTTCAAGTAATCCAACTTCATTTCTCAATTTGGTATCATAATCTATAGCATGAGTATCTACCTTATTAGAGATGGTTTCAATATTATATTTGAATTCATTTAGTTTCTTATCCTCATGAATTTCTCTCTTTTTAAAATCCTTATAAAGATTTTCATATAATGATGAAATATCATTAATATTGGATTTTGATTCATCAATTACTGTTTGAAGATTAGAAAGTCCTTTATCTACCTTCTCAGAAGATTCTGCAAATCCACTTTCCAAATCATCTGTTACTAATGATAATTGATCATTTATTAATTTTACATCTTTCTGTAAAGTTTCTTTAAGAGTATTGATTAGAGTTTCAGATTCAAGTTTATTTTCAACAATTAAATTCTTATATTTTGGAATTTCTTTATTAATAAATTCCTGAACTGTATCATTCAGATTA